AAAATACTCGAATGATTATTGAAGAAAGATTTTTCAATAAAGTAGTAAATCCAAGGAAACATCCCTATTCGTTAACATCAGTTTCTGGTGGAACACAAATAGAGATTATCGACGGACTCACTATCAACTCAGCATCAGCCAATGCGTCTGGTGTCCTAGAACTAAGTAATACTAGTAAAGTTTTCCGTAATGGAACTTCTTTCCAACAACCCAACACAGGACAATTCGTTGTCATGACTGTTGCGGATGCTGGTCATAGTAATACTACCTTTGGCGATCGTCATGGGAAAAGTTCTGGAGTGTTGAAGTTCCGTATCAATGTTCCCGAAGGAGAAAACCAAAGTACACGTAATGCTAGACTAGTAGCTGATGCTATTAATCTACGTATGGGTATGACTTCAGGATCAGTATCTTCGGATGCTCGATTCACTAATGGAGTTATTGGTGGAACACTATTTTTAGGTGAAGGATCTTTACGAGAAATATCTAGTAATGAAGACGGGTATCTAGTTTACGACCTCGACTTTATTTATGACTATTACGACTAACCAACAATTTAACAAACCATTAATCTAACAGGAGAATAAAATGGCAAATTTATCAAACAAATTCGTATCTAGCTTTTCTGAGCTATACGTCTCAACTTCAGACACTACTGGTGCATCTGACGCAGCAGCTCTTGAAACTATTATCGGTTCAGATAAAGTTTCTTTAGTTTCTGAAATCGGTTCTATTGCAAACGAAGCGAACGTTATTGACGTTCCTGAGTTTGGTGCAACTTTCAAAGGTAAGTTACGTGGACAGCTTGACGCTGGACAACTTGACTCAGTATTATACTGGGCTCCAAGACTAGCTGACCATCTAGCTCTAAGAACTGCTGCTGAAAGCGGTTCTGTAGTATACGTCACTGTTAAGTGGATTGACGGTACAAGTGTTGAATACGTAACTTTTAAAGGTTTCGTTTCTTCATTCGGTATTGACACTGCATTTGACGACGTTGCTAAAGCAAACGTAACTTTCATTATTGACGGTGCGTTAACTTTTGTAGCTGGTGCATAATTAGTTTTGAACTAATAGTACAATTTAAAGCCTCAGTCTTCGGACTGGGGTTTTATCAATCAATCATATGGGAGATTAAAAACATGAGAATTATAAGAGATATAAAAAGAGTAGACGGTAAGTTGCCATCACTCGAAGGTCACGCTAAGATGTGTGTCTATGGAGAGAATGCAGACGGAACAGACGCTTTAATCTGTGTTTGTCCTCCAACAGTAACAATTGAAAAGGAAGCTAAGATAGTTGAAGCACCTGTCGTTGTAGCTGTAAAGAAAACTGAATCTAAAATTGAAACTCTAACAATCGATACTGACGCTGATGGCGTCGCTGATGTTACTATAACTGGCGATGTTGTAAGAGGAACTAACGGTAAAGCAGTAGCAATGGATATCGACGGTGACGGTGTTAAAGACACTGTTATAAAAGGTACAATCGTATCACGTAGAAAGAACAAATAAATTTAATTAAACAAATCATAAAATACACACACAGGAGATTATTATGAACAAGAACGACATCTTTAAAAATTACACACTTAAAACTACTACAGTCGACGTCCCAGCATGGGGTGGTGAAGTCGCTATTCGTGAACTAACTGCAGGTGCAATGCAACTTATGCGTTCTTCTGAAGGTTCTGAGTTAGATATGGCAGCCATCATCGTTATAAACGGTGTAGTTGGTGACGACGGTAAGAGAATGTTTAACGACGCTGATAAAAAGCGTATTTTAGACATGTCTCCTGCTGATTTGGTACTAGTATCAGGTGCGATAGTTGAACTATCTGACCTTGGTGGTAAGGAAGAAGTTTAGTATTTACAGAAGGCATTCTTTATTGAGTGTCTTCGATAAATATTAAATGATAAATTGTATAACACTCACAGAGGTTTACTATGGACATTATGACAAGATTTGACGTGGCTCTATCCTTACAATTGGGTATGCCTTTGTCAACTATGAAAGAGACGTTAACAAACCGAGAGTATGAAGCTTATTTTGAATACTATCAAAGGTTTGGTATCGGAAAAGAAGCAGAGTTTGTAATGTCTGCTAATCAAATTATTACAATAGCTAATTACATTACTGGTGCAATGGGTGGGAAACCAACTAACTTGACACCAGAAGATATTTATCCGCAGTTATCATATAGCACCAAAAAGAAGCGTGGTGGTAACAATGCAGTAGATTGGGATTCAATTGACGACCAGCTTAGAGCTGAATTCGTTGAGGCTGGTCTATTTACCGAGGATGGGGAACCTGTTAATCAGAATCCTCATAGGTAACAAAACTTATATGACAACAACAATAATTAGGGAGCCACATTATGGCGGAAATTACTAGTAGTATTGAGTTAAGAGCGGTTACGTCTCAACTCGACAGAAAACTTAAGAAAGTTTCAACAGACCTGAAAGGTATCGGTGTCCAAGCCCAAAAGACTGGCGGTGCGATGACTAAGATGACCAAAAAGGTCGGTGGTGGATTTGACAAATTAAACAAGAAATTAAAAGAAAACAGAGCCTCAATTGCAGCCCTTGGTATAGCAATTGGTGGCATTGCGTTGAAGGGTGTAGCAGACTTTAAAAAGTTTGAAGATGGAATGAAACAGATCGGTACTTTGGGTGTTAAATCTCTAGGTAGCGTTGAGAAACAGTTAGATGCTGTTCGTAGAAAGTTTGGTGTCTCAGGTGCTGAAGCTACGAAAGGATTCTATGATATTGTTTCAGCTGGAGCATCTACAACTGCAATAGCAATGGAAAGATTAGAAGCTGCAACTAAATTAGCAAAGGCTGGTAACACAGACCTAGCAGGTGCGATTGACATCTTAACAGGTGGTCTAAACGTATTTAAGAGAGACGCAATAACTTCAACAGAAATTACAGATAAATTATTCTTAGCAGTTAAGTTTGGTAAAACTACTGTAGAAGAATTAGGTCAGACGTTTGGTATGGTTGCTCCTATGGTGAAAGCTGCAGGTGGAACATTTGACGACTTCGCTGCATCAATGGCAACATTGACTGCTGGTGGTCTACAAACCAAACAAGCGACAACAGGTTTAAAAGGTATAATGGTCGGGATAACAAAAACCACACCTAAACAAGCTGCAGAAGTAAAGAGATTAGGAATAGACTTTGGCGTTGCTGCAGTCGAAGCCCAAGGTCTTGAAGGAATGCTTGTAAACCTTAAGAAAGCAATTGATAAAGATACAACAGGTGATGCTCAGATAACAATGCTGAACAGATTAATCGACAACTCAGAAGCTGCAGCTGCATTGGATGTGATGTTGAGTAATATGGACAACTTCTCTAAAATCTCTAAAGAGATGAAGACTGCTGCAGGTACAACTGCTGCTGCTTTAGACGTTGTTAAGGCTTCTGCATCATTTAACTTTGATGTATTTAACCAGAGCATGTCTATCATGTCTAAGAACATCGGTGCTGCCGTAGTTCCTGGATTAATTGATATGGCTAACACTCTTGGTCCAGTAGTAGATTTCTTAGCGAGTTTTATTGCTATGAATCCAGGTATTGTTAAGATCACTATAGCTATGACTGCATTAGGAGTCTCATTAGCATTTTTAGGTGGTCCATTAACACTGGCTATCGCTGGTGTAGGTACAGCTCTTGTATTAGTTATGAAACATTTTAAAGCCTTTGAAAAAGGTGGTGTCGTAGCACTAGAATTGGTAACACTTAGGTGGAACAACTTCTGGGCAGGATTTGACGACATGTCTATAGGACAAGTATTTAAGAAGATGTTCGATAATTCATTAGGTTGGATTAAGTCTATGATGACTAAGATCCAAGCAGAAATGAGCGGTCTATTTGACTGGTTGGCTGCACCTTTCGAGAAAGCAACTGCTGCAATCGAAAGAGCATTCTGGTGGTTGATGGATAAAGTTGTAGGAAACTCTTGGTTTCCTGATTTAATTCAAGGAATCAAAGATGAGATAGTAGGAATTGGCCACTGGTTAGTTGCTCCTTTCATCGACGCAACATCTGCAATCTCTGCATTGTTTAAAGATCTCATGGAAAATGAGTCGTTTAACAGTTTTGTTACGGGCATAAAAGATGCTCTTACCGATATTGGTGTCTGGTTAGTAACTCCTTTTAAAAATGCTTCTATGTCTATTAGAGGGTATTTTAAAGAGATGGGTGTTAAAGATATGACTCCAGGTGAAGTTATGAAAACCGTCTGGACAGATCTAGGCGAAGCCATAGCAACTAATTGGGACAAAGCAACTGTTGCACTGAAGGAATATTGGAAAGCAGCTAGTGGTATGGTTGATATCGGTAATTTAACTGATGACGCTGGTAATATCTCTGGTGGTGGTAATCCTCATGCAGACCACAATTCAAATTTATTAAGAACAATAGCAAACCTTGGTGTTGCAAATACTTTACTCACAGGATCTGTTGCAGCGACTAAGTTGTGGAAAGATGCTATGGGTAGTCTTGCAACAGAATCAGGACTTGCTAGTGAGAGTCTTACACCTATCAACACCAAACTGGCTAAGTTAGTTAAGTTTGATTTTGGTACTACTAAGAGATCTCTACAAAAATTAACACAAGGCATAAGGGAAACACAAGCTGCAATATCTGATGATATTGGTGGTAAGGCTAACTCTACAGATGCTAAATCTACTGCGAGAGCAATGGAGAACGCTACTAAATCTGAAAGAGCTATTAGAAGGGCAAGAATTGCTGCTCTAAGAACTGCTGGAGTTGAGATATTAAAAGTTCAACTCGCTCAACAAGAAGCATTGCGTGCAAAACTTCAGGCTAAACTTGATCCTAAAGGAACAGGTAAAGTTTTCCAACGTGGATTTGTAAGTAGAATGTTCTTTGGTGAATTTACTGCTATAACGTGGGAACAAAAGATAAACGCTCTTATCTCGAGACTAGGTAATGGTTTCGATAAGATGGGTGCAAAGATACTAAAATTTTCTAATGCTATTGAAAATTTAAGAGGTTCTTCTACGACTGCAACTTCGGATGCAAGAATTAGACTAGCAGAGACAAAAGTGGCAGTGGCAAAGACTAACGTTAAAGCCGACTTCCAGCCAATGCAGAATAAATCTCAACTTAAAGCATCAATTTTAAAAGCTGGTGGTGAAGGTGAGCTTAAAGCTGCAAGGTCAGCAAAACTTGCTGCAGAGTTAGTTAAGGCAGAAGCAGAGCTTTTAAAGGCTCAGGCTACTGCAACTAAAACTGCAACTACTATCTCTACGTTCTTTAAAGCATTCAACGGTTCAATGACTGCAATAGGAAAAGCTCTAGGTGTATTTGGTACTATTGGTGCTAACATAACCACACAAGGTGCTAAGATGGTTGGACAGACTGCTACAATGATGTCTGGAATCGCCAACTCAGGTGCTATGGCTAAGACGACTGCTGTAGTTGGAAAGGGTTTAAACTTCGCTAAGATACCACAGATGGCTAAAGTTCTAGGTGTACTTGCAAGAAAGGTTCTAATACCTTTGTTCGCAGTTTATGACGCTTTTAAAGGTTTCACTGAACTCGAAAACTTACAAGCTAACATTCCTGGTGCTGAAGATCAAACTGAATTCAGTACTGCTGAGAAATCAATGAGTGCTGTATCAGAAGCTCTTGGTAACTTCTTAAATGGATTCTTAGATATATTAGGCATGATAACTACTCACTTCGGTGGAGATTTCATGGGTGAATATCTTAGTAACATTGATTTAGCTCCAGAGGTTGGAAAGATCTTAACTATTTTAGGAAATGCATTCAAGACTATAAGAAATGTGTTCAAAGGTATCGTCGGTTTATTCGGTGGTGTTGATGAAGACGGTTTGCCAACAGAGTCTGCGTTCACAACTGCTTTAAGGACAGCTGGTGCAGTAATCAGCAAGTTGCTTGACATCTTGGTTGATGTGTCTGAATTCCTAGCATTCATTACGGATGCTGATACAAGTTGGAGTGACGAGATTGGAAAGGGAATCGATTCACTAGCTTCTTGGGGTGCAGACTTATTTAGAGATGTAATGGAATCTATTAAGAATGCAGTACTAAGTCTTGTTTCTAAAATACCTGGAATGGGTTGGCTTGCTCCTGAGGGAGAACCAGCTAGTTCAAGTAACGGAAACAATCTTACACAGAACCTTAGAAAGCAGGATGAACAGAAATTTGCACAATCAGCACACGTCAAAGTAATACAAGACGAGTACAAAGAGATGGGTGAACTATCTGAGAAGACACTTGAACAAGCTGAAAAGTTTGCACAGTCAATAATTAAGTTAGAAGAAATAATAACTAAACAGGTCAATGATCTAGAAAGTAATAAGAAGGGATCTTCAAGTTCTCATTTTATTGCAGCTGGTCAAACACCGAGATTTGCAACAGGTGGTCATGTAACTGGTCCAGGGTCTGGAACTAGTGATGATATACCTGCTATGCTCTCTAATGGAGAGTATGTAATTAACGCAAAGCAAACTGCTAAAAACAGAGCTTTACTTGAGCACCTAAATAGGGGTGGTAACTTGAGTAAGTTCTCTAATGGTGGTGCAGCAGATGGTTCAGCATACCAGTTCTTACAATTTCAAAAACAAAATTCACCTCATGCGGATACGCAAGGTGGAAAAGGTTCATTTGATCTTGACAGAACTATGACAATGTTTGTAAACCATTTAGATCAAGCAAATCCACAAGTATTAGAAGTCATAGAGA